TGAGACTGTTGTACTCCTTCTTCCGACTCCTGTAAAGAGGGTCGGAAGCGTTCGTAATCCTTCAATTTCAGTTTGGCGTCGGTCAGGGCTTCCTGAGCCTCCGCGATCTTTTCCCCGTCACCCGACTCGTAAGCCTGCTTCAGGCGCTCCTTGGCCGTGGCAAGTTCCCCGGTAGCCGCCTTGGTGACCTCTTGGATGTAGGCCCTTTCGCCCACCCCAAGGCGCTGCTTGAGACGGCGGTTCTCTTCAAACTGGGTCTGGGCAAATCGGAGGGCCTCGTCCTTCTCGCGGGCAACGCGCTCCTTTTCACGGCGCTCGTCGTGCCAGACCTTCTTCATCTGGCCGAGGCGCTTCTTGACCTTCTCGGAGTACTCCTCAAGGTCATCCTTATCCAGTTCGTCCACGATCTCCTTCGGGAGCGGCTTACGGCCACGGTCCTCTGGCGGAGTATCGTCTTCGATCTTGATCTCCAATTCAGGCGTATCTGCCTGATTCTTATTGGTATTTTCGATCTCGTCCGGGAACTTAAACTCTTCCTGCTGCATGGTCTACTCCTTATGCGCGGCGGATGCCACGGGGGTCATCAACAACGGCTTCAACCCTGTCATCGGTGATGATGCGGAACTCCCGACCGTGGATGACCACGCGGGTACCTGCGTACGGACGGGTAAGGACAAAATCGCCTTCCTTACACCACGGTCCGGTCGGAAAGCGGGACTCATCCTTGTAGCAGAGGTTTCCCATCTTGACGACGAACAGGACGACAGTCGTCTGCTCCTCGACCTTCTTGGTGTCCTCAGCCTTGATGAGGCCGCTTTCGTACTCTTCCTCGACATGAGGTACCGCACACAAGATGTGGTACCCCTTCGGCTCTGGCAGGAGTTTGGCTTTCGCCGCCTCTGCCTGCGTCTTCTCTACATCGATATTACTCATCTTCGCGCTCCAAGCGTTTTGCAAGGTCTTTCACATGGTTCTTTGCGAGTTCAAGACCCTGTAACGCCCCGCAAAGACGTTTGTACTCGGCCTCGTCCAACTTGCCTTGGACCAAAGCCTCGATGATCAACGTGCGCTCTTCCTCGTACTTGCTGACCAAGTACTCCAGAGCGTTGGAATAACTCATTCTTCACCTTTCTTGGGTTGCGCCCGATTACGGGCGGATTCGCGCTGGATCTCAGCGGCTTCTTTCGCTTTGCCGATCTCGACGCCGAGGCGTACCCCTTCACGTCTCTGCTCGGCCTTATGCTCCTCGATGTTTACACCAAGTTTTGCGCCTTCCAACTGCTGCTGCCCAGAGATCTCCGAACGACGCAGGTCGAGTTCATCTGCCTTGGCAGCGGCGTCCATGATGTCCTTCTGCTGCTTGCGCTGCTGCTCCATCATCTTGATCTGACCGTCGATCTGAGCCTGCTGCGCCTTCGTCTGCGCCACAAGTTGCTTGATCTGGAGGTCCATCTGCTGCATCTGGATGAGCGGATCCTGCTGCTGCTGCTGCGCCTGCTGCATCTGCGCTTCGGCCTGATCCTTCTGGAGGACGCGGGCTGCGGCCATCGCAGCAAGTTGCGACAACTGGGCCTCAAACTCAGGCGGCAGGTTGTACTCGTCGCTGTCGTCCTGCGGCAAGGGGGGCAGGGCTGTACCCAATTGCTTCTCAATCTCGCGGCGGTACTGATACGCCATATGCTCCATAACGTGCGCTTGGATAGCCGCCTGCATCGCTTGCGCCTGCGGACTCTGCCCGATCATTCCAGCGATCTTCGGGTCCTGCATCAGCGCCATGTGGACTTGGATGTGAGCCTCGTGGTCCTGATACATGAAGACCTTGGTCGGCTTGCCCGTCATCAGGTCCATGTTCTCGGTGATGGGATCACGCGGCTTGGCATCCGAGGGAAGCGGGATGATCTTCTCAGCGTTCTTGACGCCCAGCGTCTCGATCATCTGCCTGTGCAGGTGGGGCAGGTCATAGATGTTCGGTGCGGTCTGCGAAAGTTGCAGCACGGCCTGATACTGCACGATCTTCTGCGACATGGTCGCAGCGTTCGGATCCGACACCGGGATGACATCGACGCTGTCGTAGTCGGACTTCTTGGCGCTCGGCTTGCCGACCTCCGGCTCGTACGAGTACTCGTCCGGGGTGTTGTCACGGATGATGCCCGCGAGGAGTTTGAACTCCTGCTTCATCGTGTAGTAGATACGGGCCTGCACCGCCGTCATGACCTTGAGGACACGCTCAAGGATGGCAAGCGTCGTACCGACCGGGGCCTGCGAGGACATATCGGAGACCTTCAGGTCTGACACCGCAGCGAAGCGGCGACCGTCCTCGATGACCTTGTCCATCAGGAGGGAGAGGGTCTGGCTCGGCTCCTTGTACGGGAGCGGCATGATGTTGTCGCGGATGGTGCCCGAGGCGACGTCTACGTCTATGTACTCTCCGGGGGGGACGGGCGTGTTGTCTCCCTTGATACGCAAGCCGCGAGTTTTGAAGCCACCCGGAAGATTGCTGAGAGTTCCCGCATCGACAAGTTGGCGCAGGAGAGAAGTAGCGGTCTTGGAATGCCCGCCGATGAGGTGGATAAGTCCGAAGTAGTAGAAGCCGAAGCCGGGGACGTATCCATAGTGGACGAAGTGCTGTCGCTTCTGCTTGAGGTCGTCATCTTCGCGCCAATTCCGTCGTATCGCCAGCACCGTCCCGGTGCCCTTCTCGATGGTGACCACGTACGGCAGCGCGATCCCGGTCTCGTTGTTGTCGTCGTCCACATCCGGGTAACCCGGCAGGTCGATGTTGACGTGCATCTCCAGCAGGAGGTAGCGGTTGTCCGCTGTCGCTGAGAAGCCTTGGTCGGTCGCTTTCTGCTTCTCGACCTCGTCCATCTGTGGGATGGGATCCGGCAGGTCGATGTCGCGGTAGAACCCTGCGTGCTGAAGTTTCAGCAGATCGTTCTTGGTCTTGCGCATCCGGTGCGTGACGCGCTCCGCTGTTTCGATGTTGGACGCACCATATGGCACGACGATGTCCTCTGCCGGGACATAGACCGCCGACTGCCTGTCGAGCGAAGGATCAAAGTAGACCTTCTTGAAGGCGTTGCCCGCCAAGGCGAGACTGAGCAGCATCCGCTCGTGTTCCGGGCGGTACTCCTTCATGACCTCGGTCAACTGGTAATTCATGTCATCCGCGACACGGATGGCGGCTTCCTTCTTCTCGGTAGTCTCCTTACCGACGATCTTGGTCTTGACGGGACCCGCCGCAGGGAAGGTCTCCATGATGGTCTCGGACTGGAACTTGACCGCGCTCTCCATGAGGAGCGGGTGGGTCACGCCACACGCACCCGGCCACGGCTCGGTCCGGTCGTCATACTTGAGGCCGAGGATCTTGAGACCCTTCGTATAGGTGTCGAGCCACTCCTTGCGGTCGGAACAGTCGGTCTCGTAGTCGCGGATGAGTTCGGAGGCCATCTTCGCCAACTCGCCCTCGTCCATGTAATCCGCGAGGTTGGCGTCGAACTTGTCCGCACGCGGCTCCGACTTGATGAGGTCGATGACGGCTCCGTCCATACCGATGGACACCGCTTCCGGATCCTCAATCGTGATCTCAAGGGCTGGCTCATCAGATAGTGAGCCAAGACCAACCGGGGCTTCGTAGAGGGATTTATCGACAGCCATCTAGATTCTCCTAGTAGTACCCTTCGCGCCTGTGACTCTTGAACCACTTCGTCGGTTCTGGCTCGTCCGATGCAAGTCTGATGAACCCGCCTTTGCGGTACCGTAAAAGAGCCTGCGTCATGGAGTCTACCAAGTCATCATGCTCACCGGAGGGAAAACTTGCCACTTCCTCGACCAGTTCCTCCGCCCAACGGGTCTCAGGGACCCATACCCGACCTGAAGCGAAGATGTCTGCAACAGCGTTCAGGCGGGCGATCTTGTCGTTGCCTTTGCTAGGCGTGAACTCCTGAACCGGGATACCCATCGCCCTGAGTTCAAATATCAGCGGACTGCCCGCCGCTTTGGCCTCCACTATGAGGCTGTCTGGCTCCCAGTACTTGTACTCGTTGAACGCCTCCTGCTTCAGTTCAGGAAACTCCATACGTTTCTTGAAAGCATTTAAAAGTATGATGTTTGACTGCTCTTTCCCGGTTTCATCGGGTTGGGTAAAGATGCCCCACGTTGTGCAGGCTGAATAGTCGGCCCGTTCCGTCTTAAGAAACGCCGTATCCCACGACTGGATGATGTATTCGCAGAACGGTGGGCCGTCTTTTTCCCAAACTCGCCACCATTCCCGTTTGATGATGGCTGAAACATCCGAAGTTGGTTGCTGCTGGTACTGGGCCATCCACTTTCCGACAGGGAGTTCCTGTCGAAGGGCTTCCAACTCCTGCAGTTTCCAGAACTCGGGCCAAAGTGCCTTGCCAGACGGCAAAATAGCGGGAAACTCGATGACTTCCCACTCTTCACCATCCCGTTGCGCCGCTGCTTTGACCACTTGACCGGTCAGATCCTTCTTGGACCACCGGGTCATGACGATGACGATGGCTCCTCCCGGCTGAAGACGCTGACGAGGGCCTGATGTGTACCATTCGTAGGTCTTGTCGTAGACCTCCGGGTTGGTTTCGGCCAGCGTAGCCTCCTGTTCCGAGTGCGGGTCATCGATGATGAGCAGATCCGCGCCCTTACCGGTCACAGCACCGCCCACACCGATGGCGAAGTACTCGCCTGCATAGTTGGTAGCCCATCTTCCGGCTGCTTTTGAGTCCGCTTGAAGGGCTACTTGGGGAAAGATGTCCTTGTAACGGTCGGAATCGACCAAGTTACGCACTTTTCGACCAAACCCCACCGCCAACTCGGCTGTATGAGAGGTTTGGATGATCTTTTTGCCCGGAAAACGCCCTAAAAACCAACTTGGAAGGAGGTAAGAAGCGAATTCTGACTTGGTATGACGCGGTGGCATGTTGATGATGAGCCGCTTTACCTTACCTTCCGCCACTTTTTGGAAGGCTTCGGCCATCTTTTCGTGATGTTTTCCGTGGATGAACCCCGGCCATACGTATTTTACGTATGCCATGAACTCGCTTTTGGCTTTTTCACGGGATCCAACCTTGCGCGCTTCAGCCAGCAACTGCCCGACCTTCTGCTGCGCCTCTGGCGGCAGGTTCGGAAGCCGCGTCTCGACTTCACGAAGCAGTGTTGCGTCCATTACCTAACTCGGAATCGAGGTCGATATCAGCAAGGCTGACGGATTTTGTAGCAGGTACGACGCTGTACTCGACATCGTACAGTTGCTACGTCTTGCGCAGTTCCGTTTCGATGTCTTTCACGGTGCGATGTGTGACGTTGATATCTACACGGTCGGAGAAGAGTCCCACACCGGACACCTTACCAAGAAGTTCAAGAGCCTTGAGGCGTGTCTTGGGGTCTGGGTCTGAAGAATCGAGGATCAACTTGTTGGTGACATAAGCACGAAGGCGACGATGTACGTCAAAGACCTCTCTGTCGTACTCAGAAAGGATGGTGTTGAGGTGCTTTATGGTCCCCGGAGTGAGGTCTTTGGGTTGCGGCATCTCTTCGGACGCCAAGATCTCATGAGAAACCTTGCGGTCTTCGTCCGACACATCGACCTTGACGCCCTGCGACTCAAGTTCATTCAGGGTAGCAAGCATCGCCCGCGCTTTTGCACGGAAGTCCTGAAGTTCTTCCGGAGTTGTATCGAAGGGGAACGGGATCCCCAACTCTGGCGTGGCTACAACCGGCATGGGGCCGGAATGTATCAATAAGTACTTGAAATGTAAATGGTGTGCAGGCCCTACCTGCCGGGGATCACGTGGGTCGAGGAAAGAGGAGGAGATTCATTTCGACCTTGTCCACTGGACTTCCATTCCCGAAACCAGCAACGGGCTATCCAGACGCTGCAGGCGCACCCTGCCAGACACCGTATGTAGGTATACCCCATTTGGAGGGACCCAACAAGACAACCGGGGGTGTTTTTATATACAGGGGGGTGGGGGTCAACTTAGGAAAATTTGTGAATACGTGATTGGATTTAAAAGTGATGATGGGATGTGCAGATCATAGAGTAGCCGACACACGCTGGGACTCCAAACTCCACGCGGGGGGCCGGGGTGCGGTGGGGGTCGCCCCGGTCGATGTCGAAAGTGCTTGCATCTGACACTTGTTTATGGTCTACTATTAGTAGGGTAGTCCCTCGCGGCTTCCCGTGCTGCTTGTCAATCCACGCCGAGGCTAACCGATAACACGTGTTATCGGTGAGGCCGAGGCACAACCGAGAGGAACCAGTCTATGCGTTTCAATGATTCCACACGCGCCGCTGTGCGCGAGGCCCTGACCGGGGCCGACACGGTAGCCAAGGCCGAGGCCGAGGTGACCGGGCGATGGGTCAAGGCCGCCGAGGCCCTCGCCGCTGACGGTATCGCTTCTCTCGCCGCGTTCAGCGAGGCGAAGGAGGCTATTCGGGCCGAACTGGTAATCCCGGCCCTGCGTATCTCCGAGGTGCCAGACGCGCCTAGCGTCTGGCGCAAGGGGTCGGAATTGCCCAAGGCCAACAGCGACGACGAGGCTATGGAGGTAGCCAAGGCACGCGCCCGCGCCAAGGCCGAGGGGGAGGATGAGGCCGAGGCAGTCGCGGCGTTCAAGGCCGAACGGGCCGCGCTACGGGATGCCTATCAGACGGTACGCACTACGGCGAATACGATGGTATCGCGCCTGAAGGAGTACTTGCCTGAGGTACGCGCCAAGGCCGAGGCCAAGGCCAAGGCAGACGCCGAGGCCGAGGCCAAGGCCAAGGCCGAGGTGGCCGGGATGACGGTCGCACAACGTGCCGAGGCCGGGAAAGCGGATGCCGTCCACAAGGCAACCGAGGCCGTGGCAAAGGTGCTGACGCGGCTGCAAAAGGCCGGGGCGGGGGCGGCAGCGTATCCCCACCTTGAGGCCGCGCTAGCCGCGCTCGTCGTGAAACCTTCCATCGTGGAAGGTACGGCAACCGGGCCGAGCCACGGCGCGGATACGCTCACGCCGATGGGCCGTCCGACGGGTATCGCCGCCTGACCTAGTGAGGTCGCCCCCCTGCACCGCGAGGTGCAGGGGGGTTTTTGTTTGCGCGGCGTTTGCGCAGCGCGAACTATCATGGCGACAGGCGCGCGACAAATGCGACAAGCGCCGACAAGTTTTGGATCAACCGATAACACGGTGTTATCGGCAAGATGCTGGTCATGTGTACTAGCAATTCGTAGTGTGTAGTTTGTGCAGTTGATGTGCAGTATCACTACACAGGGTTAAGTCGTTGATTCTGTAGGAGTTTTGGGGGTCTTTTTATATAAGTGTGCAATGTTTCTTATATATATACCCCCCTAGGAATTTGAAAAAATTATCTATTAACGCGTTGGAATTTTGATTTGGAGGTGCGCAGGAGGCCAAAAGTGCTTTGGGGCGTTAAAAACCCCATTTTTCACCGGTCGCCAACTTTTAAGCGCGTAACATCATGATCCCATTGGATTTTATTTTGTTACGCTCAATTGCACACCCTGCACACTATGCCCATTTTAAAATTTCGCCACCGTTATAGGATGATATCCACAGGCTAAGTCTTTGATTTTCCTCAAAACATGGCATTAAATTTTCAACCATTTAGCAGGATGACAACTACCTGCTGCACACTTGCTACGGAACATTACAAAATTTCCACACCGATATCAGGTGATATCGGCTTTTCCATGTCCCACAACCGACCGAGGAGGTCATCATGTCTGAGTCCAACAACGACCGAGCCATGTGGCTTGCCGCCACCGAAGGCGTGCAGCCGCTCAAGTCCAGCCAGACACCCCCGCGCATCCTGCTGCAACGCAGGAGCCGTCAGCCCGTCAAGGTGATCGTGCGCCGTCCGAAGTCTCCGCTACTCGCCACATGGGTGGTCACCAAGCCCCTGCAAGAGGTAGCGCGTGAAGCACCGCCGCGTCCAGCCACCGAGCGCGACCTGCTGCGCCTGACCACGAAGTTCAACAACCGATAACAACTGTTATCAGGAGAGA